CTACTAATCCCGGTGATTGTGATGAGTTCCAAAAGATGTTGGATATGGATGTCTATTATAATCCAGAGTTTATTGCACAAGGTTCTATTATAAAAGATTTAAGAAGAGCAGATATGGTTCTTATTGGGGGAAAGGAAGATGAAACATATCAAGAATTGGTAAAACTTTATTATGGTATCCAAGGTCCTGAGAAAGAACCGCGAATTAGTTTGATGTCTACTACGGCTGCTGAACTAGTTAAGTTAGCAGTTAACTGTTATCTTACTACGAAGATAAGTTATGCCAATATGATAGGGCAAGTAATGGCTCTTTCAGGGTTGGGAGATGAAATTTCTAATGTGTTAGATGCTATTGGTGCGGATTCAAGAGTAGGTAATAAATATCTTAAATATGGATATGGGTTTGGTGGACCATGCTTACCAAGAGATAATCGTGCTTTTGCTGCTTATGCTCGTAGTGTAGGAGTACAATATAATCTAGGAAAAGTAACCGATGAAATTAATGAAGAGCATACTAATTTTTTAAGTGCTTATATTGAATCACAATCCAATGGACTCCCTTTGTATTTTGATTATGTTTCTTACAAAAAAGGAACAGATATTTTAACTGAAAGTCAACAACTTAGATTAGCAGTAGAATTATTAAATGGTGGGCATACTGTTTATATTAGAGATATTCCAGCAGTTATAGAGCAGATTGAATATGATTTGACTCTTAAGTTTAGAGATAGGGTTAAGTTTGAAGAACCTACTGAAGAAGTTTATCGGGTTAATCTATGAAAGGAATGCCAGTAACGGAATTGCTTGATAAAAATAAATCAGCATATAAACTGAAAGGTATGGGACCTATCTATTGTATTAATATAGATGGCCAACCTGAAAGATGGGAGTATATGGAGAACCAGTTTAAATACTGGGAACTAACTGACTATGAAAGGA